AAGGGCTCGTGCGCGTTCCGCACGGTAGGTTGTAGGCCAGGTTGTAAATAACTGTTTGTTACGAGAAAGGAACAAGGCCAAATGAGAAGCCATCCGACCAAGTATGCGGGCGTGCAATTTCGTTCACGCCTAGAGGCCAGATGGGCCGCGTTTTTCGATCTGGCGAAATGGCCATGGGAATACGAGCCGCTTGACGATGAAGGCTGGGTTCCGGATTTTATCTTGACTAAGTCGGGAATCCCGGTGGAAGTGAAACCGATCGAATGGCCGTGCGTGGAGAAGAACGACGCCGAACGTCTATTCGATGTCGTGCGCACCCGCGAAGATCTCGAAAAGGTCAGGAAGTCTGAGCGTCTCGATATTCTGGTTCTTGGCGCGTATCCGCCTATCGTCGTTGGCGCAGCGCCAATCCTGGGCGTTTCACACGTTACGTTTATCGACGGTGAATCTCGCGAGCAGCTGGCTGCAGTCACCGAAGGCGAGTGTAAGCCTAAGATTCCAGGCTACCCGTATGTCATTGATTTGCGAAGAGATAATGAATATCACATTTGGATGGGGAGTGGCGAACCGATGTTCAGAAATGAGAAAGAGTTTGCTAGTCGCGATGTTGTGAACGGGCTCTGGCGCGAGGCCGGCAATCTCGTCCAGTGGCGAGGCGCAGGCGCGCGCCGCGAAGCGGGTAAGCTATTTGATCCGTAGCAGCCTGCCCAAGGCTATCCACGCGCCACGAGCGGCCCTCCAGGAGGGCCTTAAGCTCACTCGCTTCGCTCGTTCGCGCCAGCCCCAGCGCGGGGCTATCGGCGTCAGATGGAAACCCGTCGATTCGGCGTCCGCGGAGCGCATAGCGTCGAAACGAGGGCGCGTCGTGCGATCGAGGCGGCAATTCGGGGAAGCGGAGCGAGAAGGTCATGAGTGTCTCCGAAGGAAATGACCCCCGGCGAAACGTCCGAGGCCATCAGGCGGTCAATTCTGGCCCGCCTAGGGGGTTATTGGGCGCGTTGCCGAGCGATGAAAAGCCCGAGCGTCGGGAACTCCGCTTCGATCATCGTCCATGCCGGATAGGCGCCGCTGGCTTCTTTTTGCTTGGCCGGCCATGCTGTGCAGCGTCCATATTCAGCGCGATACGCTTGGCGCGCTTCGACGATCGCCGCGAAATAGGTCTCGAAGCACGCAGGAATGCGGCGACGCTCGGAATCCGCGTGGTATTTGACGAGTTCCGCCCATTCATCGTCCGACATTTTAGCGCGATGTTCGGGTTTTACGCCGTGCATTGTCGTTTTTGAGAACCACTGTCCGCCGACATAGAGTCCGCGCTCGCTTGTGGGGACGACGACAGGCCGCGCGAGCTTAACGCTTGTCGATTCGTCCCAGCGGTCAGCGCCGTTCCACATGCGAACGGAAATCGATTCGATAGTTTCGGTAACGCCATAGCGAGATAAAACTTTCATGTCGTCAAAGGGATATAGTGATTCCAGGTGCGTCGTGACACCTTCGGCGATGGCGTCTTGTTCGGCTTGGCCAGAGAGTCGCGCGTTGACGTCTTGCCAAGCCGCGGTCAGCAAGTTTGACAGCAGATGCGCTTCAGCTCTGGGTTTGAAGATGCTTGACGGCGACGGGATCAGAAATTGCGGGCTCATCGGATCGCCTCCAGAGCGGCCTTCGGCCTTATTCTCGGTCATTTCATGACCTCGAGCATCAGCGCGCAGCCGGCGACGAAACCCGCCGTCGCGATCGCGACGATCGCCAGCCGCAGCGCGTTGCTTATTAAAAACCAGAAAAGTCGGGGCGCGGGCGCCGAAGCGGTGGGCGAGTCAAACATTCGGAGTCTCCGAAGATGAGGTGCGATCAGTCCACGCTTCGTCAGGACAGTGGAAGTTCGATGCGCATTTGCGTTGCTCCTGGAGGTTAGACGCCTAGAAAGTCTCGCGCGGCGCCGCTGCGAACGTCGCGGGCGCGTTGGATCCACGCGAGCGCCGATAGAATGTCTTCGCGCATGCCGCCGAATATCCCGTCGTGCCAGCAATCCCAGCCAGCGAACGAGTAGCCGTTGTGGAGATCGCCAGCGCCGCGGTGAACGAGCAGCGACAGGCCGTCGTTGGCGACGACGTCGCGCGGCAGCCATTCGCGCCGATATTTCGCTCCGCTGCGAACGTCTCGCGACGCGTTGAGATAGCTGATTGCAGTCAGGTTCATGTCGCGCATGAGATCGAGGTGCGAGGCGGGAATCGGGATGGCTTTTGTGGCGCGTTTCATTGGCGTTGCTCCTCAGATAGTCTTGCGAACAGGCGTTTCCTCGGACCAGTTGAAGCGGTCAGAGCCGACTTTGGCGATGGCGTTGGCGCCGACGAGCGAACCGTTGGCGACGAGATCGGCGACCCAGTCCGCTTGGGCGTAATAGCCCTCGCCTTCGGCGATGCGTTGCGCCTCGTCGTCCCAGCGAACGCGCGCCATGTTGGGGATGTAAGGATCGAGGCGCAGGAATGTCCCGCGTTTGGATCCGGCGCCTCCGGTTTGCTGCGCGGTCGCCTGCAGGTGGTGGGCGGAATAGGCGATGCGGTCGCCAGCGATAAGTTTGGCCATGTTCGTTATTCCTAAAGAACGTCATAAGCAGTAATGCGCGCGAGGTAATCAGTGTTGAAGGCGTTCAGCGCATCGAGAACGGCTTGCGCCAAAGCGATTTGAGTCTTGATCGACGGCTCCATGGCGACGTCGCAGCGACGAAGACGCTCCCGGTAATATTCGACGCTTTGTTCCCACGTTGCGATGTTGCGTTGGCATTCGGTCATTTGCGTTGCTCTGTTTGGTTGATTGTCCGAGGCTGCGCGCCGCGACGCGCAGTTTTGAGGAGTCAGGCGTGTTCAGGCCGGTAAAATTGTAGCCAGGTGCCGCCCAAATCCGCAAACTTCTTCCATGTCGCGAAATCGTCAGAGCGAAGGCGCGGTTGGCTTGTGCAAATGGAGATGCGAGACATTTCAGAACGACGATGCGCGGCTGCTTCAATAGCCTCAGCTTGCGCCAGTGTGTCACATGCGACGATGTAAATGCTGCGGCGATCTGTCGCTGTACCCCAGCCGCTCATGAACTTGTCGTGCATTCTGACGTAGTAGACTTTTGCGGTTGCCATCTGCGTTGCTCCTTTGAACTGTCGCGACGATGCGCTTAGTTTAACCCGTTGTCAAGCGATCAGTTAAAAATAATTGCAGGCGGTTTGGCAGCGCCTGATTTTCTGGTAATTGGTGGCGATCAAAGAGAGGAGTAAAGTCATGGACGAGCTTGACGAATTGGAGCGCGCTCTGATGAAGGGCGCCCAGATCTGGTTCAATCAGGGTCTTCAGCAAAAGCTGCAGCGATAGATCGCGATTGCGCGCGGCGCGAAGGCTCGTTCGGCGCCTGAAACCGATGCGAATCAAACAGCGCTCAATCAGACCTTGGATGAAGTTATCCGATTGTAACAAACAGTTATGCACCGATGCGGGTAACTGTTTGTTACAATGGTTGAGTTGATTTCACGAAAACACATAACTGGATGTTATAGATGCCCGCACCACTGGGAAATTCTAATGCGGTCGGCAATCCAGGTAATCCTAATCCGCGGCCCCCGACGCTCTATAACATCCGGTTTGTCAAGGTGGCCGCTGATATGTGCCGCCGCGGCGCAACGGATGGCGAGATCGCGGAGGCGCTGAGCGTCACGCGCTTTACGATCGTCAACTGGCAAGCTCGCTATCCCGACTTCGCGGAGGCGTTCAAGCTCGGCCGCGAGCCGGCGACCGATCGCGTCGAGCGCAGCGCCTATGAGCGCGCAGTCGGCTACACCTTCGACTCCGAGAAGATTGTCGTCGTCAACAAAAAGGTCGAGCGCGTTGCGATCAGGGAGCACATTCCGCCCGATCCTGGCGCGCAGCAGTACTGGCTGAACAATCGGCGCCGGCAGGAATGGGCGAGCCGCAACCAGGTCGAAGTCGGCGCGCCTGGCGACTTCGATCGCCTGAGCGACGACGACCTGCGCAAGTTCATCGAGGCGGAGGTTGCGACTGTGGCCGGTTCGAGCAGCTTGGCGCCGACGGGCATTGCGCCCGCGCCTCGACCAGCGGCGCCGCGTCGCGTCGCCAAGAAGCCCGTCGCGGACGACGACTTGTTCGGCTGAATTAATTTTAGCTGATTGCTTGACAACGGGTTAAATTGCGCGCAGTGTCGCCGGACTGAAGCAACGGAGCGACTCACATGCAACATTTCACGGTCTGGCGGTTTGAGAGTGCGATTAGCGGCGAAGTCGTCTTGTCCGTGCGCACTTCGCATGTCGACGACAAGATGTTCGAGCATAACTATCAGCGCATCGTGTGGCGCGGCGCGGCGAACAGCGCCAAGCATGCGCTTGATTTGGCTGCAGCGTCATGATCGAGCACCTCAACACCTTGCGCCTGCATCTCTCCAACGAGCGATGCAGGCTGGCCGCAGCCAAGACGCCAAGCGAGGCGCAGCTGCGGACTGTCTTCGTCGCGCAGCTTGAGCGGGAGATTGCCGGTGAAGTGGCGTTCCTGGCGGCGCGCGGCGTCGTCGAGGCGCCGAGCGAAGACATGAGCGACGACGAATTGCTCGCAGCGCTCGGCGGCTAGACGCTGCGCCTCGGGGCGGACGCTGGACGGCGCGCAGCGCCGAACGCAGTGAGGCATAAGGGCGAAGCCGCCCGCTCGTGCTGAACGTGACGGCGCGGCTCGATCCTGCCTAATAGGCTGGTCGGATGTTTTGGAAGGGTGGGGGAGGGCCGCTTTTGCGTGTGGGCGTGATGCTAATACGTCCCGCTGCGATGTCGCAGAATTTCAGAAAAAATTTTTTCATTCCGAGACAACGGTTTTTCTTAAATCTTAACATATAGTTACGCCACATCTTGCCGACGCGTCGCCGAGCCGCTAGCTTGGCGTCATGCCGCCGCAACTCAAACCGCCGAAAATCTCGAAGGGCAAGCCGCGACGCAAGCCCAAGGCCGCGGCGCCGGCGGCCAGGGCGCTGCCGCCGATGTCCGAGCGCCAGCTGCGTGAGCGTCAGCTGCGCCTAGCGGCGGCTATCGAGGAACTGAAGCGGCGCGAGGCGAGGGCCGAGCATGCCGCGCCAGGCGGCCTGATTGCCTTCATCCGCTATTTCTGGAAGGTGCTCGAACCCGTCACGCCGTTCGTCGACGGCTGGTGCCTGGAGGGCATGTGCGAGCATCTGGAGGCGGTCAGCGACGGACGTATCAAGCGTCTCTTGATCAACGTCCCGCCCGGCTTCATGAAGTCGATGCTGCTCAACGTTTTCTGGCCGGCATGGGAGTGGTCGGCCAGGGGGCGTCCCGATCTGCGCTACGTCGCGTTCAGCTACTCCAGCATCCTGACCGAGCGCGACAATGAGAAGTTCGCCTATCTGATCGGCTCCCCGGAATATCAGGCGCTCTATGGCAAGCGCGTCGTCATCGTCAAGGAGGGCGTCGGGCGGATCACCAATACGGCGCGCGGCTGGAAGTTCGCTTCCTCCGTCGGCGGCGTCGGCACCGGCGAGCGTGGCGATCGCATCCTGGCCGACGACCTCCACAAGGTCAGCGAGGCCGAGTCCGAACTTGTCCGCGAGGACACGACGCGCTGGTTCCGGGAGTCCATGCAGAACCGCCTCAACGATCTTGGCGCCGGCGCCATCGTCGTGCTCGGCCAGCGGGTCAACGAGGCCGACGTCAGCGGCGTTATTCTTGACGAGTACCCCGACTATGAGCATTTCTGCGTGCCGATCGAGTACGATGGTCGTGATATTCTTGCGGACGGGTCGAAGCGTACGACTTCTATAGGTTGGGAAGACCCGCGCACTGAGGACGGCGAACTTGCGTGGCCTGAGCGCTATCCTGACGAGGTGCTCGTCCCGTTCAAGAGCAGGCCCTACCTGTACGCGGGACAATATATGCAGAGTCCCGAGCCGCGCGGCGGCGGTATCATCAAGCGCGACTACTGGCGCATCTGGGACCGCGCCGCGCAGGACGCCAACGACGTCAAGCCTGGAATGTACCCGACGTTCGAGTTTGTGCTCGCCAGCTTCGACGGCGCCTTCACCGAGAAAAAGGAGAACGACTATTCGGCGCTCACCATCTGGGGCGCTTGGGTCGAGACGAGTGAAGAATCACGATTCAACGAGCACTTCGGGACGCCGCGGCTGATGCTCATGCACGCCTGGCGCAAGCGGTTGACGCTGCACGGACGCGACGTCTTCAGGCGGTCCGACGAGGGCAAGGCGGAATTCGAGGCGCGGCAGAAGGCCAACTGGGGCGTCGTCGAGCACATCGCGCACGATTGTCGCAAGTTCAAGGTGGAGAAGCTGATCATCGAGAACAAGGCCACCGGGCACACCGTCGAGCAGGAGATGCGCCGGTTGTTCTCCGAGCAGCCGTGGACCGTGGCGCTGCACGATCCCGGCCGGCTCGACAAGGTGGCGCGCGCCTACACGGTGCAGCACCTGTGGGCCGACGGGCTGATCTGGCGGCCAGACACCGACTGGGCGCAGCTGGTCGAGGACGAACTGGCCAGCCTGCCGCGTGGGGCTCATGACGATTTGGCAGACAGTTCCATCAACGCTGTCATGCACTTACGTCGAATGTCCCTGGCGCCGCGTAAAGACGAGAGCCACGCCGCGTTCGAGGAGCAGATGTGGCCGTCCAATCCGCCGCGCCGGATGGCGCACTACGAGACCTAGCGCAATCGAGAGAACTGGCGTAAGTTCGTGAAATTCAAGCGAAGGAGTTCGACCGATGAACGACGCGCCGACCGCCAAGCAGGCCGAAGCCGACCAGGAATCCAAGGACGTTGCCCAGGCCAAGGCCATGCGCCGCCGGCCGCTTGACCGTCACCCCGGCGAGAGTGATTTTCTCTACGCTCGTCGGCTCAGCCGCACCTTGACCGAGGACCAGATCAAGCTGGCGCACGACATGCACGCGATCCACGCCGCCCAGGCCAGCGGCTTCGTCCTGCCGCCGCTGCCGGTGACCGACGAGCAGAAGGCGATCGACGCCGAACGCGCCAAGGAGTTGGGGCTGAAGCCGATCGAGCGCGATCCTGGCGAGACCGACGCCGAGTTCGATGCACGGCTAGCGCTGTCCGAGCTGATCGCCGCGGCGCCTGCGGGTCCGCTCGGCGGGCCGCCCATGACCCAGTCGAGGTTCGACAACCTGCCGCGCGAGCCCGGCGAGACCGATGCCGCCTACGAGGCGCGCAACAGCGCCAATCAGTCGCGCATCAGGGCCGAGCGCGATCTCGCGACGTCCGGCGTCACCGCAGCGCCGAGCTTTGCGCCTCCACCGGGCGTTCCTGGCACGACCTATCCGTCGCATGTCGACGCTCCGGCGCCGCAGCCTGACGCCCTTGGTGGCGCTCGATGATCGCTCTGGCTGTCGGCATCCTTTGGCTCTGCATTGGAATCATAATCCTCGGGGCGGTGGTCTGGATTTTGCTGACGGTCATCGGGCGCTTCTTTCCGATCAGTTCGAACG